TTGCTGTTTTGAATTGCACTGTAAAAGAACCTGAAGTGCCATTTGAAACAATATAAAATTTTTCAATACTATCAGGAACAGTAACAATCCTATTTCCTGTAATTGTGCCCGTTAGTTTAACAACCATATTTCGTGCATTAGAAGCTGCACCATCAGACATAGTTAATGCGGTAGTACCAGCCCCACCTGCAATAGATACCTCTTCGTATCCACCTACAGCTTGTTCAACTAATTGTAAATTGGTATTTGTTTTATCACCCCAAGTTCCGGCATTTTCGCCAGTCGCTTGTAATTCTAATTTTAAACTTGTCGAGTATGTTGATGCCATTATTTGTTCCTTAAATTCGTATTATAAATCATTTATGCTGCTCTATCAACCTCTGTCCATGTAACAGATGTGCCTAAATCAACCTCTTCCCAATTTATTAAATTAATACTGCCAAGGGATGAAGTTAAATCAAAACCTGTTACTTGCATTTCTACATCAGCAAAGGTAGAAAACCCAGTACCTAGTGATAGAGTTTGTGACAAACCACTAGGAGACTCTACACTTGTATTACTAAAAGTAATACTACCAAAACCTAAAGTAGAACTTAAACCACTTTGACTTATACTTACATCTGTAAAACTTGTAATTGAACCTAAAGATAGAGAACTAGATAAACCTGAAACTTCTACAATGTTAGTTTGAGTAAAACCTCCTAAAGATAAAGTTAGATTAAGACCTGAAAGTGCAACAATTTGATCACCTTGTTGACCCCAAAGACCTTCACCCCAGGTAAGCTGTCCCCATCCATTGGACATATTTCAACCTATGTAACTCTTAATATAGCAGCACTAGCAGTAAATGCAGGAAACTGAATTGTAAACGTTCCTGATGTTGCAGTTTTATCACCACCAAAATCTAAAACACAAACAGCAGGATCTCCTGTAGCTGTATCGTTGTATATAAGAGCTCCTCTAGCTGTTAAAGTAACACCTGTAAACGATCTATCAGCAAAATCTACAATTGCAGTGTTAGTAGATAAAGATGTACCACCATTTGTAAGTGCTCCACCCCCACTTGCATATTGACCTGAGTTTGATACTTGGTTGTCTGAAGTAAAACTAGTAGTAGACTTACCTAAAGTTGCACTACTTGTGTATAAAGCTAGCTTAAAACTATTTCCACCAGATTGTTTAAAATTATGAGTTCCTTCAAAAAGTTCTTTTTTAAAAGAATTACATATTACACTTGTTGTTATTGCCATAATATTTTCTCCTTAATTAAGGTGAAGTTGATTTCAATGGGACTCTTAAAACTCCGTCCTCATATTGTCCTCTTCTTCTATTACCCATTTGTTGGGACATAAACCCCTCAGTGCTTTCATTATACTTATCTAAATACACTTTGTACATATCCATAGGGCCTTTTAAATACGAAAAGCATTCTGCTAACACCCCATACAATAGTAATTGATCTTGATAAGTAGATAAAAATGTTGAATTTGTAGATGTAAAATGTGGAGGATCAATAATATAATTAATCTGTATAGTATAAGCTGAGTTGGGTGTTGGAGCTAAAACAATGTTTTGATCATCCCAATTTGCATAATATTTAGGAACTCCTGTAGTCTCACTTGGATTAAACTCTGATATAAAACTTGTATCTCTTTTTTCTAAAAAATCTCTCACACCAGAATTAGTTACTTGCACAGAACGTAAGTAAATAAGATCTGAAGGCATACTTAAATATCTTTGAGAGGCTATTGTGGAAGTTGTTGCATATTTTCTCAAATCGTCATAATCAACCTTACTAGCAATATTTAATTCAACGTTTCTTATAAATTCATCTAAAAGCGCATCAGTAAAGACATTGCTGTCAACTTCTGTGTAATTTCGTACTTGTGTCAAAAAATTTGAATGTGTTATTGCCATATTTTATCCTGTAATATTTATCTGACCGCCCATCGCTGAATGCACGGAACAATAATAATATAATGTATCTGGAGCATCAGATGCAACTGTGATTTGTGTATATCCATCTGTACCCGGAACTCCAGAAGTAGTAACTCCGTCCGTATAAGCACTACCTCCTGCATGAGTACCATTACTAGTTGTGCTTAGTCTTAGGGGATGACCACCATTAGTGCTATCACTTTGTGAAAACCGATAAGTGGATCCTCTTGTAAAATTTAAAGTTGCCTGTTGTACACCATCAATTACATATTTATTACCACTATCTGTACTTACAACTGTTACCGCAAAAACTGTAACACCAACTGCATCTCCAATTACAACAACAGAGCCTATTGAAACAGATAGATTTCTCTTTCTGTTTTCTTCATCAGGGGTTCGTGGTGGCACTAAAGTGTCAGGATCTGGCGAAAAAAAAGCATTAGCATCTAAATCAACGATCGTGGGAGAAGTGTGTAAAGGTCTCGCATTAGCTAAGGCTATTGCATCTGCTCTAATGTGTTTTTTTCGTATTTGAGGATGTTTTGCCTCAAATTCAGATCTGTGAACTAAAGATCCATTCCATTCTTTTACCATTTCGTTATAAGGAAACTCCATTCCAGATCTATCAGAAATAGCTTTGGCATATTTACCTCTAGCATAAGCCACTAAAATACTCCTTTAAATTTTGTTCCTCTTATGGCCGCTTTTCCACCAAGACTAAATTTTTTACTTTTAATTTTTTTGATATCTTCTTTTAAACCACCATCTTTCGCCATTCCAAGTTGTTGATAAATATTTTCACTTGTTAATTTAGGTACAGAATAAGTTGGTGCAAAAGCACTTGCCTGCATTCTTTTTTGCAATCTTGCTATTTCACTGGCTTTTTTGTCAAATTGAGGATCACCTGCTTTTTGCGCTCTTGTTGTAGTTTCTGTATATTTTTCTTGACCTACAGGTCTATATTGACCTTTACCAGTTGGGTCTGAAAAATATCTAGGTTGATATATACCCCCCTGTACCTCTCTGGAACCCTTTGGCAATTCGTAAACAGTTTCTATTTTTGTAGTTGTAGGTCCTGGACCAACTCCTGAAGTTTGGACGTATTCATATTTAGGTCTTGTTCTCTGTCTTGATTCAGTTAGAGTTAATTTACTCATTTCGTCTTCTAATTTTTTTATTTCTGGAGAAAAGTCCCTATAAAACCCTGTTTTTTTTGAGGTAGGTTCAGCCATAGCAAATCTATATTGAGGTCTAAAAGTTTTACTTTTAAGATCAGTTCTAATTTTTTCAAACTGTGCATCAGAAGGTTTTGCAAATTGTTTTTCTATTGAACTAATATAAGCAGCGCGCTCTGCCCTTGGCATATTTTGTGTGGCTGCTAATTGCATATTTGCTCTTCTATCAAACGTAGGTCTTTCCGCATCAGTCAATCTTTGTCTATAATTTTTAATAGTTGATGCTAATTCTGGATTGGCTTTTTCCAAAGCTGTTATATACCCTCCATTAGCCATTTTTTTAAATCTCATATTTTTCATGTTACACTCCTTGTGGGAAATAAGTTTGTGGGGTTATATATACAGATGTTCTTTGTCCATCTTCATTTAGGGCTCTAGATAATTCATCCTCATAAATTAATTTATTTTGTTGCACCACTTGTGGATTATATTTCATAGATAGGTAATAAGCCAGACCTGCTACCATACACGGAATAAAACGAAACACAACATCACTTTGATTGGTATAGGCACCCGCATCTTCTATTCTTTTTAAGTAATAAAATTTTAAGTATGTATAGGTTGAAGCATCAGGAGTTTGATACAAAGTTATTGTAGGTGTTGTTTGTCTATCAACATAATATTGTGAAGGTTGACCAGTAGAACCTTTATTAGGTAATGCCGCATATTCACTACGACTAATCTTTGTTAAACTCACATCGTTGGTAGACGATGTTGTGCCAGTAGTCGTGCTTATGTAAGCTTCTAGAATGTCGTTGGCGTTTGTCGGTGCTGTGTATGTCTGAGTCCCCGCTGTTAGTAATTGCTCTTGGAGGGCGACCTTCCATAAATGAACACCTCGGTTTCCCCATTCGCTGAAAAGAATATTTAAACTTCGCCTTGCCGATTTTAAATCATACCCGCTGTTTGTACGGGCTCCTGTTCTTTCATATGCTTCTTGAATAATATCATCTATATCAAGATCAAATGTTGTTGTGCCTGAGGTTGCCATAATTCATCCTAGTATATTGGTGTTTTCTTTTTAAAGCCACCCTTTGCCATTTTCACGCCCACAGGGCCACCGTATTTCTTTTTTTCTATATTTTTAAGCTCTGCTGATCCCATTTCTTTTGGAATTAGAACACTAACTACACCTAATGCTTTACCTGCTATGTTGGATGCCTTACCTGATAAATTTTGTGCAGCGGTTGATAAACGTCCTGTTTTCGTAAATTGACCGACCTGACTTCTTCCTAATTGTTTTGCAATATCTGCTAAATCTTTTTTAGAACCTGTTACACTTACATTCTTGTATCTTGGTTTTGTTTTATCACCATATTTTTTTTTTGCTTTTTGTGTTTTTTCTACTTCTTTAGATAGTTCTTTTTTTGTTCTTAATATTTTAGTCTCAAAACCTGGATTTTTTTGTGCTTTTTTTTTATTAAAATCTATTACATCACCTTTTGTTGCTTTAATTACACCACGTCCAATCAAAACATCGGCTTTTGTTATTTTACCATCTTTATTTAAATCTGGAAATTTTTTACTCATAATTACAGTATACCTTTATAATAAGTTTCAATCAACATGCCCTTGCTTGCAAAGGTTTTTACATTTGTTGGTTTACCACCAACTCCTTGAGCTTTTGCTCTTTTTCTTCTTACTGCACTTCGTCTTTGTGCTTCTGACATTCTTCGTGCTTTAGCCAAAGGCACACATTTAGGATATTTTCTTTTTTGATCTGCTTTTAATTTACTGCGACCACATTTAGCATAAGACCCATCTTTTTTCTTTGAGCCAATATCTACCCATTTTTGTGCGAACCATTTTTTTAAACCACTCTTAGCCATTATTTTAATAAATCTTTGTAATAAGCAGATGCAGAAACATTGCTTAACATGTCCCCGTCCACATCAACAGATATAGGTGAACCCATAACAGAATGACCATCAACTTGAGCTAACATACCTTCTTTTGCAGGTTTAGGTCCTTTAAAATCTTTTCGTTTTACACCACTTGGATCTTTTATTTTGCCTGCACAGATTTTTGATGCATATGCATTTGCATAAGCTGAAGGATAAACCTTAAATTTTCTTTTTGCGGCTGCCTTACCTCTGGGACATAATTTTGTCATTTGAAACTCCTTATAATATCTATTTTATGCTCATTTGCAGATACAATATCTACTTGTTTATCTATCTCATCTATAATATTAGGATGTTCTCCTATTCCTACAGAGTTTTCTAAATAAATTTTAATCGTTGCATTGGCTTTTTCTATATTTGCCTCATACACTTTTATCAAAGCATTTATTATATCTTCTTTCATTATGTTACCACTCTTTTCTTCTTCTTTCTACTCTTAGCATACTTGCGCTTTTGAGGACCTTTAGTTATTTGTTGTTTCATTTGACTTCGACCTATGACCATGGAATATACCTTGTTTTACCTTTCTCATCTTTATAAGCTATTAAAGATTGACCTCTAGGATCAGATGCACTGTAGGACACATGAACCCATCCAGACCGAGGTCCCTCACTTTCTTTATAAAATTCTAATATAAGCTGATCAAATATCAAGTTTTTCTTTATCCATTCAGCTAATACTTTATTATCTAATGTCATAACTTCAATATCTGCAGCACTTCCACTTGCATGTTGTGATTTTGATGAGCTGCCTATAGCTTCACATAATTCAACACACCTAAAACCAGAATTTATAAAAACTGGTTTTGCAAAACGATCTCTAACTTTTTGTAAAATATTTTCGCACAAATTTGTAAGATTAATTATTTGAGCTTTATTAGGTGTGTTATCAATACCTAATCTTGTAGCTGTCTGAGATTTTGTCAGTTCTTGTAACGAAAAATTTTTTGATAGCTGCATACACTCTTTCTATATATACTTTCTATTAAACACCAAGTCATACCTAAGACCAAAAATAAACTTATTAGTAAGCAAAAAAATATATAAATTATAAAATCCAAGATAGGAGTAATAAACCACATAATACAATCACTATAGTATCTTTGTTATTTTCATACAACCCTTTAATCGTCTCCCATTTTTCTAACATTTCCATCTCCTTCTCGCCTGGCAAATTCTTTTGTTAGGCGTTTTTTTACAGTTTATATTATGCATACGAGCCTGTCCTGCACTTCTTGCACAAAAAGACTTTCTGCGTTTAGCAGCTTTACTGCCTTTTTTTACTTTACCAGTTACTGCAGTTTTAAGTTTAGAGCCAGGGTTCATTCTCCTGTAAGCTTTTACCCCAGCTCTCGTCATACCTGCACCTTTCTCTGTTGGTCTAAAGTTTTTTTTATTTTTAGCAGGCATACCACCCGCTTTTAAACCAAACAAGTCAAGGTCTTCGTAATAACTATCCATTATCTGTATCAGCAGTAATTGGTGTAACAAAAACAGTTACAGAAGTTACATTTGATATTGTTAAATGCATGTCTGTTTTAAATAAAATACCATCTAATGGAATATCTATTTGATACTGATCTGCTGCACTACTGGCTGGAGTTGTGATAACAAGTTTTTGTGTACCACTAGCTCCACCATCTTTAAATGTTAAAGTGCCTGCGCTTGCATGACCAACATAGTAAATAGATAATAATCTAGTTCTACCAGATTGTATTGATCCTGTTGATGTTAATGTTTTTGCACCTACATCAGAGTTCATAATCTACTCCTATCTATCTGCTGCTGCAAACATGTAATCTAAAGTAGTAGCTTTAGTACCTGTGGCATCACCTGAAACAGACATTGCTGCAATCGTTAAATTTTCGTCATCAGGAATATTAGTTGTGTGTGTGGCAACTAAAGTTCTATCAACAAAAAAATCAACCTTACCTGTACTTTGAACTCTAATACTTAGAATTCTGTAAGTAGCATCAGCAAAATCTATTCCTGAATCAGTAGATGTTTCTGTGCCATCTTTTTCTGTTTTACAAAGAATAGAGGCATCACCGTCATCAACTTGAAAAACGATACGATCTGTTGCGGCTAACATATTTTCTGGATTTGTTGCAAAATTTACTGTAAACCCAACACAAAAATCCATTTGATCAGCATCAGAAAGTTTTGCTTTTGTTTCAAACCATAAAGCTTTACCTGATTGTACGGCAAAAATCTCGTTTTTTTGAATTGATGCACCATCATTATCAGTTGTAGCTGTTGAAGTTAATGCAACTTCTCCATTTACTGTGTCAGCGACTATTGCAACAGAAGCTCCTGAATCCTTAACAATTGTCCATCTGTGTCCAGTGTTAGAATCAAATCCGATTCTATCAAAGTCATCCATGTATGCTACAAAGTCAGGGTTTCTGTCTATTGGTAAGTTTTCGAACCATTTTCTTGTCCCGTCTTTACCCGCAAACAAAATAGGTCCTGTAAAATGTACTGCCATTTTCTCTCCTAGTTAAAAAGATATAGTCCTCTAGGGTGTCTGCCAAGTCAGTCTATATCTAGTTTAAATTATCTTGGTATTTATATTATACAAAAAAAAAGGGGACTCGTAAGTCCCCCTTCTTAAGTTTAGTCATAAAAATTTAAGCTGCTCCTGGGGAACCAAAAATTCCTCTAGGATCAGAGAACCCAAATGAGTATCTCTCTCTAGCTTTAAATCTTACATTACCTGTATCAAAGTCACCTTCAATAGCAGTTTTGATTGGACTTCTAACAAACATTTTCATGCCATTAGGAGCATCTGTCATGATAAAGAAAGCATCAGTATCTGTTAGATAATGATTAACTCTATAACCTTGAGGCATCATACCCATAGAGGCCATAGCATTAATATCATTATCTGCAGTACCAACTCTTTGTGGAGTTTTTAAGATTCTTTCTGCAGTAAACTGAAGTTCTTTTGGAATAATCAGTTTTACACCCTGCATGGCAATCTTTAATCCTCTTTCATCAACAAATGCTGCAATGTCAATCATTGACTGCTCAAGTGATGTTTCAGACAAGTCTGCTGCTGTTGACAGTTCATTAGCAAATGTGCCACCAGTCGCCAATGGGTGATCAGTTGCACAAAGTTCTTTGCCATCTCCTCCTGCAAAATTAGAGTTGAAAGCATTATTTAACACATTAGCGGCTTTTACCTGCTTTGTGTTTGCCATAGAACGAGCCAAAGCTCTTGTATAACGAGCTGCAAGTCTATCATACAGATTATCTTCAATCGCTTCTTCAGTGATAGCAAATGCCATAGCAATAGTTTCGTGAGTGTATCTTGCAGTAAAAGACTCAGATGCTTGATCAAATGTGACCGCAGCACCTTCACTTTTTACTGGAGCACTACCAAAACCAGTAAGCATTACTTCTTCTTCAAAAGCTCTATCAGATGCTTCTGTAGCATAAATTTCTGCATGCTCGTTTTCGTATCTATTATATTCTAAGCCAAAGAGAGCATTCAAACCTGGTTCTAACTCTTTGACCAATTGTGATCTTGAAATAGCCATAATTTACCTCTCTATACCCCTGTATCCCCTGCAGCGGCAGGTGGATTCAGAAAGTGGTTTTGAATTCTGACTATCACATTTGTGTTTGCGGAGCCAGTATCTTCATTGTTAACATCTTGGCTTATGTCAAGTGCTTGTAAAGGTATTGCATTTGTAGAATCTGCAGTACTTGTATCTAATTGCACTTTAGATATGCCCGTTGCTGTGTTTCCTGTTACATTTGTTGTTTTGTAACCAATAAACAGACCTGCTCTTGTCATAGCTTCGTCTGAATCAACTAAAAATAATGTATTAGGATCGTCAATTACATTAGCAACAATATCACTAGCAACAATGCTACCAGGATAATAATTACTAAATGTTGGTTTCTTCGTAGTAGGGTCAGTGTAAAATACACCATTGAAAACACCTATAGGCTTAACAGCACCACTACTTGCTGTAACATCATATCTCTCAATGTTACCAGCAGCTACTGGAACAACCAAGTCGCCTTGGAAAATTGCTGTACCATAATTGCTTGCAATAGTATACCTGTTCTGAGCGTTATTCCACGGAGCACCATTGAGTGACTTATAAGGTCTTAGACCAAATTTTTCACTTACGTTTGCCATATGTATTCTCCTTATCTAGGCATTAATATTAAACAATTACTTACAGCGATGGCTTTTATCAAAAAACTATGACTTACGACCACCACCAAAAGTTACACGAGATTGCCTATCAACATTCACAGGCATCTCTGGTCGTTGTTCCCTTAGAATATCTTGATCCACTGCTTTTACTTGATCAACAGTAATTCTTTCAAAGTACTGTTTGCGTGACTCAACAATTTCTTCAGGTATCCTTGCCAACACAAGGCCGCCAACCCCGATTAACCCCTTGTAACGCCCAGATTGAATAATAGGATAGTCATGGTCACCCAATTGATTTGTAATCTCTTCTGATCGTACAAATTCCCATCCTTCTCTAAGTTTTTTGGAAACATTACCTGTATCTTCTTGTCCCACAAACTCAGTTCTAATCCATCTGTGCTTAAACCCTTTTGGTGCAGGGGGAGCATCCAGACTTGATGGTGGTGTCCAAGGTTTATTCCTTAACGGTTTTTTTTCTTGTGACACGCGTGAGGTTCTTTCTATTTTTTCATTCATTTTTTTTACTCCTTCACGAATTTTGCGTATTCTTCTAGTGGCACCCCTAGTTTTTTGGCAATAGCCACTTGTGAGCGGGTGAGCTTCACTGTTTTGCGTCCTTCCTGTTTACGCCCCGCAGAGGCAACAGTTTGAACGGGTTTTTTATCTTGAACAAACTTTTGAGGGAAGTAATCTCTCAACCTTTTGTCTATTTCATTGTAGTACTCATCTGATTCTGAGTCAAACCCTTGCTCAACTAATTCTTGATGAATACCAAAAGCGGCATTGGTCATCACCTTATCTTGACCAAACCACTCATTTTGTTTAGACCATTCCTTTGCTCTAGGACTTGCTTCCTGAGGTTGAGCAGGTTGTTGCATAGTAGCCGGACTTGGTTCCTGAGTTTTTTGTTGTGTTTCTGCTTCTTTTTTCTTTTCTTCTTTTTGTGTTGAGTGTATGCGTGCTTTTTCTTTTTCTACTGCTAATTGTGTAAGTTTATCGTTTGCTTCTAATATTTTATCTGTATCGTTGTTCTCAATTGCACTTTTTAAAAAAGATTTGACTTGTTCTCTTTGTGCATCAACTCGTGCTTCAAACTCCTTAAAGTAGTTATCATCAACACTGGCTAATTTTTGATCTGTGGTATCAAACTTTTTTTGTAAACCTTTTGCATAATCTAAAGCTGCTTTTTCTCGTCTTTCTGCTTCTCTCATTTTTCTTGTTAATGTATCTATGCGTTTTTGCACATTGTCAGACATTTGCGAAAGATTATCTTCAGTTTTAGGTTTGTCCTCTTCAGGTTTATCTTCTACTACCTTAGCCTTTGTTTCTGCTTTGATAGGATCAGTGTATCCCAAATCAACATCAACTTTTTCAATTTTTTCTTCTACAGGTTTTTGCTCTACAGAAATATTTTCTTCTTTAACATCATCTGTATCTAGTTCTACTTTATTGTCTTCTTCCATAAATTACTCCTTAGAATAATGCGAGGATATCCTCGGGTTTGTTAATAGTTCCTATGATTTCATCATCATTTAAAATACGATGTTCACCATATTTAGTTTTAAAACGAGCACCAGAATATCGTCCATAAACGACAAATTGCCCTTCTTTACACCATGCACCAGAAGGAAATTTTTTTTCATCTTTGTAACAAAGATCCCCCATTTTCACGACATACCCTACAACAGTTGTCATTTCAATAGTTTCTTTGGTTTTTTCAGATAAATAAATACCACCTTTTGTCTTATTTTTTCCAGCATAAGGCTTAATGAGCAGTCTATATCCTACAGGGTTGGGTAAAACTTTTAGATATTCTTCAATTTCTTGTTTTGTTCTTGGAATTTTGACTTGTTCTTTATCTTCAACAAATCTTTCAGGTTTGATTAGTGTCATCAAAATTATCCTCTCTATTTTGCAGGTCTTTAAGATCCTGAAGCAACGATTCTAGTCCGTTGAGCTTACCTTTAGCATAATAGAGTTGATCAAGTTTGTCTATACCATAACATAAATGGTCTTTAGTTTTTTCTATTTCTTTCTTTATGTGATGTCTTATCATTTGTATCGTGTCTATATCCATGATCATGTTCTACCACAATATAGTTTTTAACAACAGGACTTTTGTAAGGAATGCGTCTTTTTCTTTTTGGAAATTTGTAATCATTATATTTTTTACCACCAAATATTTTATTTTTTTCTCCAGTCACGTTTATCACCCCTAGGACTAATTGTTTCTTTCTCGCAAGGGTAGTCACTGTGTGTGTTAATTACAAAAACTTCTTTATCTTGACATTTATAAAAACACTTAACGGTATCTTCGCCAAAAAAAGGTTTTACATTTTTTTCTTGTGTTAATCTGCAGATTACAAAATATTGATTTTTTTCATCATAAAGATAACCTTTAGCTGATGCTAATTGAAAAAGTAACGGGAGCCCTAAGACTCCCATTAAAAAGTTACTTTTCAGCACAGGCATAACTGTTAATCTCTAGACCAACAGAAATTTCTGTAATTATTGGTTTTGACCACATAATTAAACTCCCCTTTGAGGTTATAGATGCATTTTATAATTATTTTTTAATCTTTGCAATACCCTTGAGACCAAATGATCCTGCTATACTCGCAAGTATTCCATAACTTATCCAATCAGGACAATCATTTTTTAAAAATAAAAAGCCCTGTTGCATAAAAGGTTGAAGAGCCGGAACGAAGGAGGCAAAAATTATTGCAATGAAGGTAAGGGTCCAGGCTTCGTCTTTCCATGAGTTATCACTTGCGGACATTGCTTTTTCTTCCCAAGTACCATCTTGTTTAATTTTTTGTTTTGTCGCTTCAAGTTTAGTCAACTCTACTTGTGATTTTAATTGTGCTTTTTTTTGTTTACCCTCTATCCAAGTTTTTGCTAAACTTGCCACAGGGCCAATAATTGCTTGAAACATTATAATACTCCTTTAAATGATTTACCTTTTACTTGAATATCTTTTACACCTTGAATATCACTTTTAACACCTACTTCTCTGTGTGGACAACCCATACCTCCAAATTTTAAACTTTGTGATACATGAGGTAAAGAAGCTTTTTCCCTTAATTTGTTAAATTCTCTTTTACTTTTAATAGTATAATAACGATCACCTTTTTTCTTGAGTTGATAACCTTTTTTAAAATCTTCCTGTACACCTTTTGAAAAAGTTTTATGCTTTTTACCTTTAAGAATCATTCCCGTTTTATAATCCCTAGTAGGTAAATGACCTTTTTCGTCTTTTTTATAGTTTAATTCTTTTGCTCTCTTGTAATCATAACCACTACCCTCTGGATTAAAACCACCCTGTTTTAATCTACTTGATCTACGTTTAGCTGCAACTGTGGCTTCTTCAAGTGTTTTGTAGGTTTTTACTCTTCTACCTGTTTCAGGATCTATTTTATTATTTTTATACATTTTAGTTAAAAAATCTTCATTATATTCTTGACCACCATACATTGAAGGGACATTGGTATATCCTTTATCAGTCTTTATTGTTTTCGAATATTCAGAACGATTGCCATACCTTTTTCTTTTTTTTAATTTAGGTTCAACGAGTCTTCCGTTATCCATACCTTGTGGCTGTGGACCTCTTTCTGGTGGAGGACCAAACGATTTACCCATACTTGCTTTTTCCACTTTAGGTAAAATACCTTTATTTCTTGAAGCATAAAAAACCTGTTCTCCCTCCTTCGAGCCATATTGGTCCTTCATGGACTTCATTATTTTTTTACCTGTTTTGTTTAAGGGCATCGTTAGCTACCTTTACTGCATTAAGTCCTAGTTTTTCGTCTGCTACTCTAATACGTTCTTTAGATGCAGCTTCTGCATCTTCTCGTTTCATTTTATCTAAATCAATGCGCTGATCAAACTCACTTGTCTTTCTTTGTTCTTGTACCCCAAATTCCATACTTCTTCTTTGCATATCCATTGCTCTAAGATCTAATTCTCTTTGTTTTAATTCAACTAATGGATCACCTTTTTCTGTCATTTGTTCTGCACGTTGTAATTCAGTTGTTAACTCCATAACACGCAAAGCCACCATAGAATCAAACTCTACTTGAAACGCAGGTGGGTTTTCTTGTTGCAATTGTTGTAAATCTGGTCTTTGAGTTGAGATTATTGTGATAACTTGTGCTCTTGCTTTCATAGATAAGTGCTCTGAAATGTGTGCTTGTAACAAAGCATACACCATAGGATTAATCTGCACCATGCGAGTACGGATAAAAGCTCCATGTGACAAAATATGTGCATCATGATTTTGTTGTGGAAACGCAGTTGGTACCTCAGTTCGTAACGCTTCTGCATTTTCAATAGCAGGGTCTTTTGGAATAACAGGTTTTTCTGGTTTTAACAACTCATCAATCCTTTTTGTACCTAAAGATTCATAAACACGTCTGTACGCTTCTCTTACATCATGCATTTGTGGTGCACTTTGAGCAATTTGCAGTTGAGTTTGTGCTAAAGTTACACGTTGAGCCATAGAAAAGATATTTGGATCCGCAACAGGGATAACATCTACCTCTTCACTAAAATCTGCGACCTTAATTAGCCTATTTCCACCATAAACATTGTACGGATAAAGTGGAGGTAGATATGTACCAAAAACTTTAGCTAATAATCTGAATTCTTGTCGCATAGAGTAGTAACATCTTTTGTGAATAGCACTCATAACTCTTGAACCACGTTCCAAAAGTGCAATTGTCGTCCCAACCGCCCTGTTTTGTGCATCGTTACCCACCGCCATGTCAGCAATTGCGGCAAATCGTTGTCCTGCCTGCGTTACAAACCCTAAAAGATTGTATAATGTACCACTTGGTTCTTTAAATGGCAGAATTTGAAACTGATCTTTGATATTTCCACCCGGTGCATCCACATCTCTAAACTCTCCTGGCTGAAAAGGTTGATCATCATCCCTTATTCTAAGTCCTCGTGACTTAAAACCAGCAGGTAAATTACTCAAAGTACCCGCATCTAACAATTGTCTAAGTGCAGACGTTGCTGTTTTAGCTAATCCGCCTATCATATGAATCAGACCAAAGCCATAAAACCCTAATCCTGGTAAAAATTTATAATGTACGAAATATTCATTGCGTCTCAGTGTTTCATCATCTGGTGAAAAGTTACGATAAATACTTAAAATTTGCTGTGAGCCCTCATCAATCGTTACTATGTAAGGAACTTTTACGTTTTTTTCATTATTATCTTTTTCATACTCATCTAAATCTAAATCAACATGCATTTCTAATACATTAAATTGATAGTCCCGTGGTCCTTGGTCCGAGACCCCTTCTATTTCATCATATTTATTTTGAATATCATCTTCTTCTTGTGTTGGTAAAAGCTCCACGTCCCTGTAAAACCCTGTTTTTTGTTTTTTCAACACATCATTTTCAGTCATTTTAATAATATGTGTAATTCTTTCACAATCCATTAAATCAGTTGCATAATAGGGAACGACTAAATCTTCTGCTGGTACAAATTTACTCACTGCTCTTTGTCTAATTTCATCGTAGTAAATCTTTTTAAATGCACTTCCTGCCAAAGGTAGATAAAATAAGAGCTGATCAAACTCTGGAGTGTATTCTTCCATTTTATCCATGACCATATAATTCATAAATTCTTGCACGCGTTGAGCTTGTTCTTGTTTAGGTTTACTTGTGTCCCCAACAACTTGTGTGCGTACTGGTCCATCAGGTGGCAACAACTCTTTATATGCTTGTGCCTGAAATTGTGTTACTGCTTCTGATAATAAAGGATGCGTTACACCACTGGCTCCCTTAAACGGTTGACCTTCATCAGAATATTTAAATCCCAATAGATCTAATCCTGATGTATACCCTTTTTCCCAATCACCTCGGGATTCTTTATCTTTTTTAAATTCAGAAATCAAATCATTAGATAAAGAACTCAAGGCTCTGTCGTCCATGTCTTCTGCTAAATTTTTATAAAAATTATCTTCTTGAGTTTCTGTTTCTTGTGCAACAGCTTCATCAGTAAGTTCTTCAACTTCCACGTCAACAGGTTGTTGCTCTTCTTCCAGAATGTCTTCTTCAGCCATTAAGTAATCCTTGTTTTTTTAGTGCGCCCTAATTTTGTTTTAACAGTAACAAATGTTCCTTTACTTGCAGGAATACGCGTTCTTGTTAAATCTTGTAAATCCACCGCCATTCTTTTTAATCTAGGTTCTACTTTTTTTGGTTCTTCATCTGTTAACTGTCTTAAAGTTTCAGAGCGAGCCTGCTTTCCTATATCAGGTACTTGTGTGCCCACAATATCAAACTCTGGATTAGCATCAGGTTCACGAGTTCTAAATTCCCTTAACATGCCTCTGGCACTCATACCACTTGGTCGTTGTCTTCTTTGAGGTTTGCCTGCATCTACTAGATCCATCAGGGTGCTTGGAGTTCCAAATAGCTCTCCAAATATTTTTAATTTTTTTAATTTCTTTTCTCTGTTCTCACTCATTCGTAATACCTATATTCTTTTGGGGGTAAATCATCATTATCTACATAGTCTGAGTATAACTCAATAAAGTTGCCTTGCCTATACCTTAACACAGCTTGTGTCGTTGAGTCTACATAATCATCATGAGCCCCATTAGGAAACGATGCACATTCGTCCATAACATCTTCTGCAAATTTTTCACCATAAGGATACCATACCTGTCCACTTTCAAAAACAGGAGCACACGAATTTACCCGTGTGTATTTATCATTACCCTTACTAGGTACAAACGGAACAACAGGTATACCCATTCTTCTAAACTCCTGAGTTAACGGTTCACCACTTGCTTTTTGTTCAATAATAATTGTTTCAGGTTCCCAGTATTTATTAGATTCTAAAGCAACCGCCTTTAATTCTGGAAAATCAAATTTACCTCGTATAGCATCTAATAAAATCATATGCGGTGCCCCTCCTTCTTCAGGAAAAAATATACCCCAAGTCGTGATCGCAGAATAATCCGCAGTTTCTTTTTTACTAAATGCCGTATCATAACTCTGAATCACATCTTT